AGAGTGGCGACCGCGTTCAGGTAGTTGAACGGGTCCGTCAGCATGGACGTGAACACGTGGAACACGGTCATGAGGGCCGTGGTCAGGCCGGTCGTCGTACCGTGGGTGTACGTGGACACCGACGGCGAGATGATCAGCTTGTTCCAGCCCGCCGTACCGTCCGTCGCCGTGGACCAGTACACGTCCTTGATGACGGCCAGCGCCGTGTCGCCGCCTCCGAACGAGGAGCGCTCGTTGAGGGTGATCACCGCAGTCGAGCCGGTGACAACCACCATCACGCCGGACGCGCCGCGCATCTTGAACGGCTTGCCCGAAGCGATCGGGATCACGTTGCAAACGCGTCCCAGTGCTTCCATTCCTGCCACTTCTTATTCCTTCCTGCCGGGGTTTCAATGCCGGCCGGATACGGGCTCGCCCCTGCAATTGCTCCAGGTTCTGCCCTAGGTGGATCCAGCTACCTGCTCTGGAGCTGGACGAACGGGGAGAGGGTGTTGGACGAGTTGTTGTGCGGGGTGATCGCGCTCTGGATCCACGGGCGGCCGTCCAGCCGCTCGATGACGCGGAACGCGGTCTTGTCGTTCTGGAACTTGTACTGCTCGCTGGACGCCGACTGCATCATCTGCCGGTCGCCGATCAGGTAGTAGGACAGGTCCACGAACGAGATGTCACCGGTGGTGCTGAGCGCCGGGGTCTTCTCCGTGAAGTACACCGGGCGGCCCAGGATGGTGACGGGCGGCGTGGCCGCGCCCGGGTTAGTGTAGTTGCCCATCCACACGGGCCCACCGCCGGTGCCCACGGACAGAGCCATGGTCGCCAGTTCCGGGAACGTGTCGATGGAGCAGATCCACACCGCGTTGCCCAGGGCGGTCGGGAGCATGCGAGCGAACATCTTGACGATGTTCTCCCACACGATGGTTCCGGTCGCCTGCGCGGACTCCTTGCTGACCTGCACCGACGCCGGGCAGTTGATGAAGCCCAGCGGCTCCCCGACGCCCGTTCCGGTCATGAACGCGATGTCCTCGAACCAGGCGATCGCGCGCGGGAAGATGGTGTCGAAGAACGAGGCGAACGCCGGGGCGTCCGCCAGGAGCTCGTTCGGCACTTCCGCGTACCCGGTCAGCTTCTTCGCATCCAGCACGACGCGGCCGAAGGAGGCCTGCGACTCGACGAGCTGCGCGGCCTCTTCCGTCCAGTAGCAGACCACCCCACCGAACACCGAGGACACGTTGCTCGTGGTGTCGATCATGGGGATCGGCACGCGGAGCGAGTCCATCGGGATGACCTGCGCCCGGGGCCGCACGACCGCGCTCTCGAGCGCGACCTGCAGGATCTCGGACCGCAGGACCTCGGGGATCAGGAACCCGCCGTCAGCGGGCACCTCGGAGCCGAAGGAGTTCTGGATCTTCAGCAGGGACGCGCGCTTGCGACCCAGGGTCTCGCTGTTCTTGAGCGTCTCGAAGCGCGGCCAGACGGCCTGGAAGAACTCGGCGGTAGACGAGAACTGGTCGTCCTTGCCGAGCGCCTGCTCGAGCTTGGCCCCGTACGAGCCCGCGTTGTAAGCCGCCCCCTTGCCGTGCGAGACGGCCCGGATGCTCCCGGGGTCGGTCACGCCCCCGAGGTTGAGCCGGTTCTGGATCCCCTTGAGGTCGCCGTTGAGCTTGGCCGAACCCAGGAACTCCGCCAGGCCCAGCTGTACCTGCTCGGCGATCTGGGCCTTCATGTCGCTGTCCTTGTTGGACAGCGTCTGGGCGTAGTTCTTGATGAAGTCCTTGAACTGACCGGCCTGCATCAGCGCCTTGATCTTGGCCGGGTCGCCCAGAGCATCCTCGAGCTCTTCGGGCTTGGTCGGCAGTTCGACCGTTGTCATTCCTTTGCTCCCTTCAGAGCAGTAGAGATGCCGGCGAAGAACGCATCATCGAGTTCCTGCCAGGCGTCCTGGCCGTCGGTCGTTCCGTCGGCCTTGCCGTCTCCCTTGGCCTGCGGCCGGTCAACGGGGCTGTTGTCGACGCCTCCCTTTCCCGAGGCGGCCGTACCGCTCATGGAATGGGTGTGGTGATGGTCGGCGTCGTTCTTGTGAGAGTGGATGTGCTCGTGGACCCCGTCGTCGTGGTCGGAGGCGTCGAACGCGGCGTGGTCGTGGGTGTGCGTCCCGGTCATCGGGACGTGCCGGTGCTCGCGCTCCCCGATGTAGGGGACGCTAGCGCCGGCCTGGAGGTGCCCGGCTCGGAACGCGCTCAGGTCCCACGCTTCGGTAGGCGGGGTGACGGGCCGGCCAGCGCCCGAGTCGACGAACCTGTCGGCCAGACCATCGTCGATGGCCTCCTGAGACGAGTACCACGTCTCGGCCTTCATGATCTGCTTCCAGTAGTCCGTCGACTTGCCGGTGTGGGTCGAGTAAATCTCGGCCAGCGCGTGCTCCTGGCGATCGAGGTTCTCGGCGAGGTCCCGGAGGTCGGCGCTGTTGCCGATGGCCATGGTGAACGGCTGGTGCACCATCATGCTGGCCTGCCGGGCCACGAGCACCGGGTTGCCCGCCATCGCGATCACCGAAGCGATGGAGGCCGCCAGGCCGTCCACTACAACGGTAACGTTCGGGCGCGCAACCAGCGCGTTGTAGATCGCGATCCCGTCGAACAGATCGCCACCCGGGCTGTTGATGTGGACTTCGATCGGCCCGTTGACGTCGGCCATATCACGGATGAAGTCACCCGCGCCAACAGCCATGTAGCCGATCTCGTCGTAGATGTACACCTGAGTGGGGCCATCGATCTGGTTCCGGATTCGGTACCAGTCATTCCGGCCCTGGTTCAGAGCGAACATCTTCCTGGTCGTGCGCCAGGGAAGTTGCCTACTCACAGCAGGGATATCCTTTCTCGATGGCCATTGCCATTTTCGCGCTGGAACGAACTCCTGATGACGTCTCCAATGTCAAGGAGCTCGCTGTCTGACCAGTTCTGGTACGACTCGTGATCCTGTCCTGTCTTCTGGTACCCCGGGATTTCCGGACCGGCCAGTGCTGGGCGAGGCGCTCCCTGAACGGTTCCCGCTGGAGCAGGCGGGCCGACGAACTTCATCGGCGGGAGGCCAACCGTAGCGAGCACGTCTGCCGGGTCCCACCCGGCCGCCGCTAGCTTCTGCGCGGCAGTGCTCTTAGCGGTCAGTTCGTCGTTGGCGTCGTTGGCGCTCGTCGGGCTCGGGTCGTCGAAGTCAAACTCGACGGACTCCCCGGTACGCCCGAAGCAGGGCAGGTACATATGGTCGAGGACATTCTTCGTCCTCTCCATTCGCGTGACGTCCTGCCACTGAACGTGCACTTCTTCAGCCGTCTGGGCGTTAGCGCGGTTGACGTCCTCGCTATTGCCCAGCATAGCCTGATGGATCCGATAAGCCTCCCGAATCACATCTCGACTGAGGTTCCGGAGCTCGGCGAACTGCATGTCGCGCATCGAGTAGGTATTGGGCGTCCATAGCGCCCCCTGCTCTAGTACGCCAACACGGTGGCCCCGGGCGACACCCTGATGCTGTTCACGCCACCTATTGGTGAATTCGTTGAACTCGTCGTCGCTCAGGCGCTTGTCGAACGTGACGATGCCGCCCGGCGTCGCGCTGTTGAGGAAGAAGTTCCGCGACCACTCCGCCGTGTACCGGGCCGAGTCGATGTCCGCCAGCAGTGACTGGACCGCTGACAGGCCCCGGAACGGGTCCGACGGGTTGGGGTAGCGCAGCTGGATGACTTCATTGACGTCGAGTGGTACCTGTTCGCCGTTGGGCCCGCTGTAGAGCCATCCTGCGAGGAAACTGCTCTTGTCCGGTACAGGATCCATCCGGTCCGGGCGAACAGGCCACATCTCGATGGGTAGGCCGAGGCCGGTAGGTCCTCGGTCCATAACCCAGTACTGCTCGCCGACGAGCTCCATGAACTGCCAGCAAACCTCGCGGAAGTCATTCCCGGTCATAAACGGGTTGGGCCGCTTCCAGAGCTTCAGCGCCTGGTGCTTGAGCACCTCTTCGCGCATATCCGAGCCCTTGTCGGACTTGGTATAGCGCACACGGCCA